TCCCCAGCTTCATATATTTTTACTGGAGCTCCTTGGCTCTCACCTCTATCTTGCCATTCGATATACTGTCTTTTGTAGTGCACCGGAACGACATCTATCCCCTTTTCACCATCATAAACTTCGTTTGTCACTGTATTTATGATCATGCCAGGTTCTGCCCCCTTGACATGTTTGGCATCCCTCTTGTTACATTCAGGAGATAGTTGACCCAAGACTTTTAAGAACGGTAACGCAAGATCATCTTGCGTCATATTCAAGCCTTGGCCTGCATCAGCTTCGAAGTTTAATTCGGCTAACGCACCATTTGCTTTTTTTGCTACATTGCTCATGTTTATTGTTTCCTTTTTATTGTTGTCTTATTTCCAACATAGATGTTGAAAATTTCCGTTGGCATTTCTTTACCTGCCTCGATACGCTCACGGACGAGCGCTTTCAGAGTCATGGGTTCGACCTTCAGCTTTTGCTTAGGTTCTAAACCCTGACCCCTCGCAAGGTTGGCATAATCAGCCGCCTTGTTATCCTCGTTACGACCGAACGATACGGATATCTCATTTTTGATTATATCGCCCAGGCCATTCTCACGAAGCCAGTTAAACGCCGCTTCTTTATTTGCTTGTGTAATAGTGGCGCTGTAATTTGTTTTAACTTCAACGGATGATCCGTCTTGAAGTTTTAGAGAAGATAAGCCCATCTCTGATAGCATTGTAGGTATGATTTCACCTGACAAATACTCTAGATGTTTTTTCTTTTCTTTGATTTGTTTCTCATCTAGCTCGATGGCTTTCTCTACTGCCTGCAGTTCTTTTATCTTATCTGCAAGTTTATTAATATTGGTTGTTCTATCCAATACCTGTTCTTGATCTTTCTCAAAGTCGATCGTGTTCATTGTTCTTTGCTCCTGTTCCGTAAACATCAATCTCTATTGGGTAGTATCTTTTTTCTTGTCGATCCCACTTCAAGAGATTGAATCTACCATTTGTTGTTTCTGATATCAAACAGCAGACTACACCTATTATAGCAGGATCACCTGTTAATAACAAGTAGTCTGTTGGTCTGAAATCTTTTAAAAGATTTTTCAGTTTCATTATCAGTGGTCCAGGTGAAAAAATCATTTGCGATCTTTCATCTAACAAAAATACTAGTTTGCCATATTCAGCTGCGCCCATAATATTAAATTTAGGACGGCCTTCTCTTGTGCCTGCAATTTCTTGCACGACATAAACTTTAGGCACTCTATCTTTTTTTGCCTCTGAGTAATTTATACTTTCTGTATCTTTCATGCTTGACTAATTAGCAAAATCCTATATAGATGTCAATAGAAAGTTATGAATTATAAATTTAAGATGAAGCCGTATGCGCATCAGTTGACTGCGTTAGAAAAATCTTGGCACAAAGATACGTTCGCATACTTTATGGAAATGGGTACTGGCAAAACAAAGGTACTAATCGATAACTTAGCAATGCTTTACGATAAAGGTAGAGTAGATGGTGCACTAATAGTGGCACCAAAAGGTGTTGTGGGTACATGGTACAATCAAGAGTTGCCTGCACACTTACCTGATCATATAGAAAATGTGACCGTTTTGTGGCGATCGCATATAAATAAAAAACAACAAGATAAGTTAGATGAACTGTTCAAAACGGGTCAAGACTTACATATTCTTGTCATGAACGTAGAAGCGTTTAGCACAGATAAAGGTAAAAACTTTGCAGCTAAATTTTTAAGATCACATAAATCTTTGATGGCTATTGATGAAAGCACGACAATAAAAAATCCAAAAGCAAAAAGAACAAAGAATATTTTAGAGGTGGCTAAACTAGCGCCATACAGGAGGATTATGACAGGTTCACCGGTTACTAGAAACCCACTAGATTTATATACACAGTGTTATTTTCTAGATCCTTTTCATTTAAACCACACATCTTATTATTCTTTTAGAAATAGATATGCTGTTATGAAGAGTGCGAACATATCTGGTCGTTCTATTAATTTAGTGGTTGGATACCAAAACTTATCAGAGCTATCAGACAAATTAAAACCTTTTTCATACAGAGTATTAAAAGATGATTGTTTAGATCTACCAGATAAAGTTTACATGAAACGACAAATAGATCTTACACCTGAACAAATACGACTATACAGACAAATGAAACAAGAGGCACTAGCTACACTAAACGGTAAAACAGTTACAACAGTTACAGCGCTTACACAGATTATGCGACTACAACAAATAACTTGTGGCCATTTTGTGGCAGATGATGGTACGACACAGAATATTAAACATAATAGAATGACAGAACTTATGGACATACTAGAAGAGGTAGAGGGTAAAGCTATTATATGGGCACACTGGCAGAGAGATGTGGAGTTAATTACAGCTGCGATCGAGAAGCAGTATGGTCCGGGATCCGTGGTCCATTATTATGGCAAGACGCTACCTGAACAACGAGACTATGCCATACGTAATTTTAAAGAGAACGACAAAGTTAGATTCTTCGTAGGCACACCAGCAACGGGTGGATATGGTATCACGCTTACCCAAGCCAATACTGTGATTTATTATTCTAACGGATATGATCTTGAAAAAAGAATGCAATCAGAAGACAGAGCACACAGAATAGGGCAAACGAAAAAAGTGACATATATAGATCTTATAGCAGAAGATACCGTAGATACAAAAATTGTAAAGTCTCTACGTAAAAAAATAGATATCGCTTCAAAGGTTATGGGCGAAGAGCTCAAGGCTTGGATTTAAGCTATAAATCTTTCTAGTAAAAGTATGGCAACGGACCCCACCGCTGCTAAAAGAACCCAATAGATTTTGTCTATCTTGCCACCCAATTTGTGAATACCACTATGCATATGGTTAATATCTTTTTTAACACCCTTGATGTGTCCATACAGGGATACAATATGTTCTCTAGTTGTTTTAGGTTCAATAGCCATTATGTTCCAAAAAATTCCTCTATTATTCTATTACGTTCAGCGGTAGGTAAACTAGCAAAGTTTGGTGGTAATGTCGACCCTGTTTGAGGAGAGGCTTGACTAGTTATGGCTGGGTTTATTGGCGCAGTCACCACTGGCGGTGTTTGTATTTCTTGTGGAAATACTGCTTGATCTTCTTTTATTAAAAACTCAGGTACTTTAAGACTATCTTCAAGTAAACTAATTTTTCTATTTTCTATTCTAATTTTATTTAAAACAGGTCTAGCTATTACATAAGGGTTTGGTAAGTCCACTCCTTCTTTTGCATTTAAATCATTATTTATTTTTCTTATTCTATTAATAAAAAAATCACTAGGTTCTTTTACTTGATACTGTCCTTTTAATAGGTCATTGGTTACATCTTTTTTTAAACCTTTTCTTTTCTTTAACTCTTTTCTAATTTTAGAGTTAGACATACCTAGGTTTCTCGCTGCTTCTATGTCTTGATACATTTCTTTTAAAACAGCAAATCTTCTTTGCTCAGAGTATGCGTAACTACTAATAATATCTTGAGGTGAAACTCTACCACCCCTTAATAGAGGAGATGTAAACAAGTTATCAGCTTTTTTAAGATTAGAAGTAAAACGAGTTGTTTTGTAAACCATTGCTTTTTCTGGATCAGCTTTTATTGCTCTAAAACCAAAAAGACCTGGCAATTCGTCTTGAAGATTAAAAGTTTGTCCATATTTTTTGTCCGCTTCTCCTTGAACTGCATTAGCTATTCTTTTAAATTGAGCTATTGATCCTGGTGACAAAGATTTTGCAACATGACTTACAGCTTTAACTAATTTAACTCCTCCGTCATCTGCATCTTGCCATACTCTTCTTCCGTCTCTACCTATTCCTCTTCTTACTGTGGCATCTAATAAAGCTTCTGTGTATATAGACTCAGATGCAAAAGGCTCTAACAGCTCATACAAACTATCAGACATGCCTGTTCCTAAAGACTTCATTAAAGAATCTTTGTTCGCTTGTCCTTGACTTAATTCTGCTACAACAGATGTAAAAGGTCTAACTAATGTGTCGTAAGCATTGGCATAACTAAAATCTACATATTTTAAATAACCGTTTTCATCTCTACCTACGGGTATTAGTGTTGAGTTTTTTGACCACTCTGGAACCATTCTTCTTAAAGCGCTCATCTCTTCATTTGAAACATCATTCTTTGCTTTGTAAGCTTGCACTAAACTAAAAGGTACACCGCCTACTGTCATACCAAAACTAAATAATCTTTTGTAACCAAGACCAGCTATCTCAGGTATACCACTCGTAATATCATCTATCGATCTTGTAAAAATATTATTACCCGTTCTTAGTATTTCTAATGGAAAAGCTATAAAGTTTCCAAAAGGAGATTGTCTTAATGCTCTAGCTGTTCTTCCTACATACGCATAGTTAGGAACTAAATTTCTTGTTAAACTTCCAGCAACTTCGTCTAAAAAATTATCAAAACTTTCTGACGCATACTCTTCTCTTTGAACTAGTTTTCTGAAATATTTTCCAACCCTACTATCTTCTGCTAAAATTTTTCTATAATTATCTTTAGTTACGCCTAATTGTTGCGATATTTTTGAATATCTATTTCGTTCTAAATTCCAATTAATAACTTTCCAAAAGTCATCTTCAGCCACGTAAGCATCTTGCGCTTTGCCATAAAACTTCCTAATTTTATTAGGAAGATTATTATTTAAAGTTGTAAACACTTGTCTTTCCGCAGCCTCTGGATTATCTAAAATATCTTTTAAAAGTCTTTTAGTTTCTCCTGGTTGAACTGCACTATCAACAACTCCCACTTTTAATATTCTTTCGTATAATTCGTCATCTGCTTTTGTCATAGTTCCAAGTATTCTTTTTCCCGTTAAATCATAGGCTTGTTTGAAAACTCCTTGTCCCCCTAAAGCTTTTGGTAATAAAACTTTTATATCTCCGTAATTTGGAAAAAACGCACCATTTGCACTAACAAAAGCAGCTGCGCTTAATAAATTTCTGACGTGAGTTAGTGGAGATAAAATAGTTTTTGCTATTTGTGAACCAGCTTTAGGTAATAACACTGCATACTTGTAAAAAGTTCCAACGCCACTTTGATTCAACCAGTTACTTGTAGTATCAAAAATAGCATCATATAAAGGAGCTCGCACATATTTACCTTCTAAAGCTGATAAACCTTTTGTTGGTTGAACTAATTTAAATTGTAAAGGATTTGCTTTTTGAACATCAGATAACTCATCAGCATTAAATATAAATTTGTTTGGTCCCTTTGACCCACTTTTAACTAAATCGTCCATATATTTTAAAGTGTAATTTAAATGAGCTTGTTTACTAACAGTTGAATAAAAACTATATGAAGGGTCTTTAACAAGACCAGCTAACTCTTCTTGCCATGGTTTTAATATTTTATTTTTTAAAATAGAATCTTTAACAACAATGTTTTCTATTTCTGCTTTAGTTGGATTATTAATTACATCGCCTGCTTGATTTTTTAAATTTAATAATTCTACTTCATCAATAGATTTTGCTTTTAAAAAAGCGTTTACTTCATCTGTTGTTTCTTTAACAATAGCGTTTAGTTCTTGAGTTGTTGGAGGTCTTTTATTCTTAGTTTGAAAAGCTGCTATTTTATCACCTTTAACAGTTTGAATAGCAGTGTCTATTTGTTGTGATGTAGGTTTATATTTTCCAAGAACACCTTGTAGTTCAAATTGTTTATATTGAGCGTTTAAATACACTCCTAAGTTATCTTTAATTTTGTCAGATACTTCTGCGGGCATTCTTTTTTGTAAAAGATTAACAGACATATTATCCACAGATCTTCTAAAGTTAAGAACAGCAGTTTCAAGTTTTTGTGTGTCTCCTCCCGCTGCTTTTACTTTATCAAGTATATTGTTAAACTTTGCTGAGTTCTTGTAATCCTTAATATTAAAAAATCCTTTGTTGGTTCTTTTAATTAACTGTTGTAGGTCAGGTCTTTTTACCTGTAAATTTTCTAATTGTTTAGCTATCTCTTGACTTTCTTTTACTAACGAGGCATTTCTTTTTACAAATTCTTGTTCTGTAATTAAATTCTTTGCTCTATCATCACTTAATTTTGCACTTTGTTCTGCAACTTCAAGAACTCTATTATCTAAATTTTTAAATTTAATAATATCATCTACTTCACCTATAACTCTCTCTTTTGATCCAGCTATTAATAAAGAGTCAGACCCCTTGTCGACTGGTCGTAGAACATCATAAAGATCTTTTAAAAAAACCTCTTGTGCGTTTGCAGATTCTTTATAGCCTTTTGAGGCTTTTAAATAATCATTGTTAATAACATCACCTAATTCTTTTACAGCTGTATCTAAATCTTTTACTGAATTACTAGCTGCTCTTTCAACGGCTCTTATGTTGTCAATACCAAACCGTCTAGCTTCTAAAGTAGCTTTTGTTCCTGTGCCTTCAGGTCTTAAACCAAACATCCCATATTTTTGTAACTTTCTTTGAAGCGACCCTTCAGCATATTCTAATAGTCCTGTTTCTGATGGTGTTCTTAATTGTTGTATACCTTTACCTGCACCTATTATAGCTAGATTAAAAAGAGCTCCCTCAGTTCCAAATTTTAATCTATTTTTTAATCTTCTAAAAGCTTCTGACCTACCTTCTTTAGTTTCCCTATCCATCATGGTAATTGCAAAAGGCTCTAAAGATGTGCCTTTAGTTATATCAGCGAACGTACCAATATCTTCATCCGCAACTATTGCTTCACCAACTCCAGCTCCAACCACAGCACCTGTTGTTGGTCCCATAATTTTAGATCCTACTTTTGCCAAGCTTAAATATTTTCCTGTTTTTTTAGCGTCTAAGGCTTTTTTTGCTAAAGCTGCTGCTCTAACTCCAACTTGAGCTCCTTTAATAGCTAGTGGTCCAATGGAAGTTATCGCTTGTGTAATTCTACCTATAGTTCTTGCTTCTGCTTCATCATCAAAAGGATTTAAATCATCAAAGAATTTTTCAACAGCAGAGGCAGTATTAGTGTCTCCTAATAAATCAAATACTTCTGCACCTAAAGATACAAAACCTTTTGGAATATTTATTAAACCTGTTGCAACACCTGCAAGTGCTGATTCAAAAAAACCTACGTCCTCAGATGATTTTTTAACTTTGTCTTCTTCTTCGGAGGATAATTGAAATCCCATGTGAACCTCCTAAAAGTCTTCATCACCAGGTGATGAGAAATCTTCGTTGCCTGCTTTATCTTTACCTTTATATTTACCTATTCTACCATCTTTAAGAATATAATATGTTCCTATTTCTCTGTCTCCCTCACCGGGATCTTTATTAAATCTTCCTATTCCATAACCAGATTCTTCAATAGCTTCAGCAGCTTTTCTACCAGCTGTTTTTGAGCTAACAATATCATCTTCATAAAGGTTATCAGCGTACGTGCTTATTCTAGTTTCTTGTGTTCTACCTTTTGTTGCAGTGCCTGATATGACTTTATCTAAAGCTTCAACGTCAGATAATTTTGGATTTAATCTCTTAATATCTCTAACTTGTTTAGCTATTGTGCCAGGCTCTAGTTGTTTTATAGCTGCCTCTAAAGCTAATGCTTTAGCTGTTTGATCTTGTTTTCTTTTTGCTTCTTCTATTCTAGTTAAACCTTCTAAACTTTTAGCTGCAGAAGAACCTATCGCTTGTGATAAGGAGCCTCCAGGTTGAGCCGCTAGATTAGCACCAAATTTAGCTAACTCTAAAAATCTTTGTCGTTTTAATTCATCGTCACTAGCTGATAGCTCGCTTTTATAAAGATTTAAAATATCTTTGTATGTGTCTAAATCACTAGGAGTTTTTTCTGCTGGTGGTGGAGGTGTATCTTTTTTACTTGGCGAAGTGTCTTTTTTATCTGGCTCTTCTGCTTTTGCTGAACCACCTAAATCTATTTCCTTATCTGCAAAAAATCCTGTTGGTTTTGCTTTTGTGGTTATACCTAAAAATTGTGCAGTGTCTGGATCTATACCTTCTTCCTCACCTAAACCAAAAACTCTAGCTCCAGAAAATCCTGGGTTCTCACCTATAAGAAATCGCGACAGTGCATTTAATGGAACTCCTGCTAAATCATACGCTGCAGCGCCTATCTTTCTACCTTCAGTTCCTGCACCTTTTAGCAAAATACCTAAACCTGCTTTGTCAAAATAACCTGGTTCTTCAACAGTTGATCCTTCTTCATATCCTTTTCTTGGCTGTTTTAAACCAGTCATGATACCTTCATTAGGGGTACCACCCATTCTGAACATAGGTCTTCTTAATATTCTACTCATTATCTAAGTGCTCCGTATAATCCTGCTAGGCCTGTACCAATACCAAGTGCTGTTTGTAATGGTGTTGGATTAGGCACAGATGTAAATTGTCTTTGTCCTGGGTAACCACTAATGAGTGATGCAACACCTGATCCAAATGTTCCAATTCTTTCATACGGTTCAAACGCTGCTAGTCTGTTTGCTTCTCTCTGTGCATCAAGTTGTGCTTGAGATTGTGCTTGTTGGACAGCGCCCACTGATCCTAAAGTACGAATATCTCCAGTCTGTAAACTTGGAACGAGTCGAGCCAGTCCGGTTTGAAATTGTCCTGCTTGTAATTGTTGTCCAGCTAAATTAACTTGATTAGCTAAATCTTGTTGTCTAGCTGCTTGTGCTTGACCAAAACCTTGTTGTAATAATTGTGCTTGTAAAGCAGCTCTTTCTCTATCTGAGCCTGTGCCAAACTCTGCTAGTTGTACACCTGCTCTGCCTGAACCAAGTGCACCTAAACCTGCTTGTTGTGATTTAATATTTTGTTCTTGAATAGCTCTTTGTCTGTCAAACTCTGCTAATGTTGTATCGATAACTTGTTGTTGATAAGGAGACATGTAAGAAGCAATAGAACCTGTTCCTGTTCCAGCTCCTGTACCTGTAAGTTGTTGTGCTGCCGTGATCCCTGTTCCAAAATCCGTAGCTGCTTGTTGTGCTGCCGTTACAAAAGGTTGATAAGCACCAATACCTGATTCTGCTAATGTTGCTGCTTGTGTTTGTAATGGATCTTGTGTAGCAACTGTAGGTGCAAATTTAGTTGTATCAATAGGTTGTGCCGTTAACGCTGTTAACTGCTTACCATAATCTGTTGCCAGATCCTGTATAAACTGTGGGGGTAATACTCTTGTTTCTTGTACAGCCATTATGCGATGCTATCCTCTAGTTGTTTCATTGTGTTATACATCTTTTGTGCACCCTTTTCAAC